TATTTCTTTAACTTTTGATTTAGGATCTGGATTAAGTAATTTTAAACAATTACCTGATTCAATTCAAAAATTAATTGCTAAATATGAAGATCCAGCTAGTATGAGCACAAATAGGGGAGTTAAAGTTAGTGGAGGTGCCTAATGGGTTACCATAAACTAATTCAAGATAATGTAAAAATGGCATTTGATACTATAGGTGATATTGGTGAAGATATAACATTTACAAATAAAAATGTAACTTCTTATAACTTTGCTACACAATCTGTTAATACTTCTACTGATACATCAATTACTGTTAAAGCTGTAATTGAAAGTCAATATAGAACTAATGACGATAAACCTAGGTTAGAATGTAATTTAATGATTGACTCAGCTAATTTAGATTCTAAGCTTATTGATAATTACGATAATATTGTAATGAGAGGTAAGACTTGGAAAATAAGTAAGTTTGAAGATAACAATTATATTATTAATTTAACTGTTGGAAGGGAATCATAATGGCTACAATATCTCAATTATTAACAGCTGTTGAAGGTTTATTCGCTTCTAGCGCTTGGACATCAAATAATGTAAAAGCTTTTCCTGCGAATTATCAAGGGGAAATAGATTCTGATGAATGGATACGGGTTTCTGTATTACCATTTTCTTCAGAATTAGCTTATAAAGATGTAATAGCAAATGGTCAAATTGTATGTCAAATATTTGTTCCAGCCGGAGCAGGTATGAAACGTGCATATGAAATTGCTGATATGTTAAAAACATTATTAGATCAAGAAGTAATCTCTGGATATCTACAAACAACTAATAGCTTTATAACAAACATTGGAATTGACACTAAAGATTCAGGTTTATTTAACGTGAATTATACGGTTAATTTCAGATCAATTTAACCAAAAATAATATAAAGGAATAACAAAAAATGGCTCTAATTTCAAATATAGGTGCTGGTATTTTCACTAAATTAAAATACAAAGCTGATAGTAGCTACACACTACCAACTACTGATTCTGAACACCAAACCTTCATAGGTTCTGGTGGTGATTTTGAAAATGCGGTAGAAGTTACTAACATCAGAGAATTTCCTTCATTTGGTAAACCCGCTAACATTGTTAACGTACCAAATTATGGACAATCTGTAAGTTCACAGATCCAAGGACAATCTGATGCTCCAACATTGGAATTTACTTTGAATTATGTACCATCTGTGCATGATACTATTCAAGGTTTAGTTCAAGACGGGAACACATATGTATTTCAACTAGATGTTAAAAACGCATCTACTGGTGATAATGCTGCATTTTACGTAAAAGGGCAAGTAGCTTCTTTTGAAGTATCTCCAAATTTGACTGATTCAAATCAGGCAACTTTGACTTTAAGTACTTCAACTGACTATACTGGTCCATTTGCTGACGCATAATAAAATTTTTAGGCTGGGCTTAATTGCCCAGCTTAACTAAATTGTATAGGATAAAAATCATGGATAAACCATTTAATAAATATTATGTATTAAGAATAACATCTTTGCATATAAAAAAATCTGTAGATACATCCATAAGAAAAACTTATGACAGATTAAAAGATGTAGAGGATAAACAACAAGTCTTTGAAACATTAGACGTTTTACATAAAATTAGAAAAATGATGGAAGACTTTGAATCGAATAATAAACATTTATATCAAAAACCTTTAGAGGAAATAAAGAATGAAACACATAAAGATAATACAAATAACGAAGAAAATACCATTTCTGGATCAGGAAGTGGAAATCAAACAGCTGACAGTTAAAGGCATAAAAGATTTACAAAAATCATTAGATGATAATAAAGTTGATGATGTTGGTGGTTTAAAAACTTTAAGTGCTATATTTAAACAAACTGTTGTTGGTGCTGAAGATATGAAAGAATCTGAATTTGAAAACTTTCCTATTAAAGCATTAAGTCAATTATCTCAAGATATTCTTGAATACAATGGGTTAGCTGCTAAAGATGACAAAGGTGGTGAATTGGGGAAGAAGAGCTAGCAGAATATGAAATAGCTCATCAATTAGGTGTTACATTAGATACTATATATAATATGTCCAGCAAAGAATATATGGGTTGGATAAAATATTTTAATGAAAGACCTTATGGTTGGCGAGAAGATCATAGGACTGCTATATTAGCTCAAACAACATACCAAGGTACTAAACCACTAAGGGTAAATGAATTATTTCCTTCGTTAAATATGATGAAGAATAGTAATACACAAAAAGATTTAAAATTAGAAGCTGGCTTTAATAAATTAAAAAGCTTAGCTAAAAAATCTGAATAATAGTAGGGCGGTGTAAACTGCCCACTTGAAAGGCAATTATGAGAGATACTAAAAAATTAACTCAGTATAGTAATGTTGCTAAAAAGAATTTAAAAGAAAAAGAATTATTTAAAAACCTTAAAAAAGAAGTAAATATTGGTGCCAACGGTACACAAAGATACATTATTAAAAAAGGTATAAATAAAGGTAAATTAATATAATGGCAATAACTACTATTGGTCTAAAAAGTGCTGCTAAAAATCTTGCAAAAGATGTAAATAAAGCAATTGAACAGGAATTTAGATCAAGAGCATTAAAAGCTTTTGCTGATGTAAAATTAACAACTCCAGTTGATACTGGTCAAGCTAGAAATAGCTGGTATATTGGATACACTGAAACATATTATAATCAAAAAGAACCTGCTTTAACATCTAATATAAATATTTTGGTTCCTAAAGATAAACCAAATAAAATTATTGTTACAAATGGTACAACATATATAGAATTCCTTAACAATGGACATTCACAACAAGCACCTACTAAATTTATAGAGGCTGCTTTTAGAAAATACTTTGATGAAGTCAATGTGGAAATAACTAACGGATAAGGAAAAATGGCTGTAAAATTAGATATAATTACTAATGTAAAGGGACAGAGCCAAGTAAATTCATTACAATCTGGTTTAACTAAACTAGGTACGAATGCTACTATAGCTTCAAGAAAATTAAAACAATTAGAAATTGCAGCTGCCAAATCAAGAGGAACTTTTGCAGCACTTGGTACAACTTTAAAAGTTGGTGTTGCTGCATCATTAGCTGCTGTTACTTTTGGTATTGGTAAATTTGTAAAAGATACATTTCAAGCAGGTCAACTTACTGAATCATTACAAGTAAGATTTAAACTATTATTTAATTCAGCTTCAGAAGGCGCAAAAGCATTTGATGTATTAAATCAATTTGCTAGTAAAGTTCCATTTTCACTAGAAGCTATTGCGGCAGGTTCTGGTAACCTGGCTGTTATTGCTAAAGATGCTGATGAATTATCTAAAGTATTAGAAGTAACTGGTAATGTTGCTGCAGCTACAGGTTTAGATTTTAGACAAACTGCTGAACAAATTCAAAGAGCATTTGCTGGTGGTATAGCCGCTGCTGACGTCTTTAGGGAAAGAGGTGTTAGAGCAATGTTAGGCTTTGAAGCAGGTGCTAAAGTATCAATTGAAGAAACTAGAAAAAGATTTTTTGAAGTATTTGCTAATGGTGGTCAATTTTCTAAAGCAACAAAAGATTTTGAATCAACATTAGAAGCACAAGTTTCATTTGTAGAAGATGCTTATTTTAGATTTAGACAAGCCGCTGCTCAACCTTTATTTGCTGGAGTAAAACAACAAGTAATGGATTTGGTTGGTAATTTTAAACAAAATGATCAAGCATTAAAACAATTAGCTCAAACCGTAGGTGAAAATTTAGCAAAAGCTTTTAAAAAAGTTGAAAATGGAATTAAATTTGTAGCTAGAAATATTGATGAAATAGTTATAGCATTTAAAATATTTATTGGATTAAAATTAGGAACATTTATTGCAGGAATTGCGGCACAATTTATTTTATTAGCAAGGAAAATTAAAATAGCTACGTTTACTATGCATGGTTTAAACCTTGCAATAAGAGCCAATCCAATAGGACTTCTTGTAACCGCTATTCAAATTGCAGTAACTGCATTTATTGTATTTTATGATGAAATAATAAAAATTGGAAAAGCAATAGGAGATTTTTTAGTTGAAAAATTTAAAAGAGCAAAAATAGCTGTTCTTGAATTTATTTCTAAATTAACTATATTTCCTGGCACTTCAGACGCTGCAAAAAAAGCAGCCCAAGATTTAAAAAATGAATTAGACGGATTAGCATCAAGTTATACAAAACTTACTAAAGAACAAAAAGGTTATTTTAG